ACTAGATTAAACAAAAATCTTGGTTTTAACTTGGAATCAAATCGCAATCTTATATTTGCGTAAAGATTAAGCAAATGAGCATTTACGAAGGGTTACTAATTAAGAAAGCACGCAAGCAAGCTGGCTATAACCAGCTGGATTTGTGCAAGAAAATTGGATTGAGTCATGCACCAATTAACCATGTCGAGAATGGCTTGGAGTCAATAAGCCTTTTTAACTTACGCAAGATTTGTGAAGAGATTGGTTTGGAGGTAGTAATAAAGCGAAAAGATGCCTAGAGCTTACCCGATTTCAAAGCCTGATTATTCTCTTGAAATTCGTTACCGATTAAGGGACGGACAATGGTCTCCTTGGTCAAACAAAGGAAAGGGAAAGTTTGAAAGCATGGAAATAGTCCAGCGCCAAATAAGAACGCTAGCAGCATCTTATCAAGGACGAGAGAAAGAAGTTAGATTTGAATGGAACGGAAAGCTTTGCAATTTTAGTGGAGAGCCTACTGGTCAGACAATATTATTAATGTAGTTATTTTGGGTTTTTGTTAATCGAAAAAGGCTTGGGTTTTGCTCAAGCTTTTTTTTTATAACTTTGACTTGGATAAACAAATTTTTGCAAGATGAACAACGGACATGGAGGAGCAAGACCAGGAGGAGGCAGAAAGCCAAAAGCAGATGAGATTAAAATCATTGAGCAGATGGATGCTATTGCCGTACCTGAACAAGCTTGGAAAGCGCTTTGGGACAGATGCCAAGACGGCGACATACAAGCAATTAAATGCTGGTTAAACTACCGATTTGGAATGCCTAAGCAAGTCGTTGACGTTACAACTTTAGGTGAAAAGGTAACACCACCAATTGAATGGATAAAATCCAAATAATTGACAAATACGAACCTTTATTTTTAGAGGTCCCCAAAACACGTTATTACCTGATAACTGGAGGACGAGGTAGTGGTAAGTCGTGGACATTGTCTATGTTTTTGCTAAACCTGACTTACCAAGAAGGTCACGTCATTTTATTTACTAGATGGACGCTAACCTCTGCGTTTATTTCAATCATTCCTGAGTTCATTGATAAAATTGAGTTAATGAATAAGTCAGACGACTTTGAAATAACGCAGTCCGAAATCATTAACAAGGCGACAGGCTCAAAGATTTTATTTAGAGGCATAAAGACTAGCCAAGGCACCGCAACGGCTAATCTCAAGTCGATTGCTGGCGTTACAACCTTTATTCTTGACGAATCCGAGGAGTTAATGGATGAGGATGTATTTGACCGAATCGACCTTTCTATTCGTGCCGTAAACAAGCCAAACAGAGTTATTTTGGTAATGAATCCGAGTTACAAAAGCCATTGGATTTATAACAGATTTGTAAAGCATCCTCGAAACGATACAAGTTACATTCATACCACGTACCTAGACAACGAGCAGAATCTAAGCCAATCATTTGTTGACCAAGCTAAACGAGTTGAGCAAGAAAACCTGCACCGTTACGAGCATTTATTTTTAGGCAAATGGCTAGAAGATGCAGAAGGATTGCTTTGGAATCGACCAATAATTGAACGAGCAAGGATAACGGCAAAGCCTGAATTGTCACGTATCGTAATTGCTATTGACCCAGCAACCACCGCATCAATGGCGAGCGATGAGACTGGTATAATTGTTTGCGGCAAAGATGCCAACGGCAAGGGATATGTACTCGAAGACCTTAGCGGTAAGTACTCACCAACGGAATGGGCAACAGTTGCACTACAAGCATTCAAAAATTGGAATGCTGATTGTGTTGTCGCAGAAAAAAACCAAGGTGGCGACATGGTTGAAAATGTTTTGAGGTCGCAAAATGCGACTGCAAGAATAAAACTTGTAACGGCTACCAAAGGAAAGTTTGTAAGAGCCGAACCTATCTATTCGCTTTATGAGCAACACAAAATTTTCCACGTTGGAAGTTTTCCATTGCTAGAAAATCAAATGATTAGCTTTGAGCCTGACAAAGGCAAATCGCCTGACCGAGTTGATGCAATGGTTTGGGGATTTACAGAATTAATGCTTTCAAGCCAAGATTTTTGGCACGTTTAGGATATGGCATCATTTTTTTATTTTATTACCCTATTTTTACAAAAAAAGCAAACGGAATGAATTACATAGATAGAATTAAAGCCGCACTGGGTTTTAACCAAAAAGATTCTACTTACCTAAATGCAGTTTTTCCTTATTTAGGCAACAACGTCATTTGGACTGCACCAACAACGCAAAACTTTATTGAAAAAGGTCTTTACCTTAACTCTGACCTTTACGCTATTGTAAATCTAATCATTAACAAAATAAGTGCCGCTCCGATTGTTGTTTATGAGGTAAAGGACCAAAAGGCATTGAATTACTACAAGTCCATGAGTCGAAACTTTGACAACTCAGGCGCAAAATTTCAAGCCGAGAGACTCAAGACAAAGGCATTGGAGGAGGTACACATTCCTGAACTTGAAAAGCTATTTAAAAAGCCAAACGAGTTTCAAACTTGGGACAACCTTTTAAAAGAAATTGCCGCATTCCGTTTGATAACTGGCAACGCTTACATTTACGGCGCTAGACGTGGAGAGCAGCCAAATGCTCCAATAATTGCTTTGTACTCTTTGCCTGCTCAGTACATGGAAATTATTTCGGGAGGTCTAAACCAGCCGATTAAAGAATACCGATTAACATACAACGGATATGACCGAATTGATGCTGCAAACGTAGGTCACCTAAAAAATATTAACCTAAGCTATACCGCTGGAACTGCTAACCACCTTTACGGAGCATCTCCTTTGCGTTCCGCAGTTCGTGACCTTACTACCTCAAACGATGGCAAACAGGCGCTTTTGTCTATGCTTCAAAACATGGGTGCGAGAGGTATACTAACGGGCGACGGAACGGTTAACATTACACGTGAGCAAGCGCAAGGACTAAAAGAGGATTACGCCCACAACTACCAAGGCGCAACTAAAGCTGGCGACGTTATCATTACTCCAGCCAAGTTAAGTTGGGTTCAAATGGGAATGAATGCGGTGGATATGTCAATCCTTGATACTCAAAAAGTAATTTTACGTTCCCTATGCCGAGTTTACGGCGTGGATGCTAAGTTGCTTGGAGATACTGAGGCAAGCACGTTTAACAATACAGAAACCGCTTATAAGGCGCTAATTAATAACGTCGTAAGACCTTTGCATATTGAAATCAGAGACGTGCTTAACAACTGGCTTTTGGCATCTTATGGCAATAAGAATCTATTCCTAGATTTTGATTACATGGCATATCCTGAGATGCAAGACGATATGGATAAGCTTGTTGGTCAATTGTCTGCTGCTTGGTGGTTAACTCCAAACGAGAAACGTGCGGCAATGAACTACGGCGAGTATGAGAATGTTTTGATGGAGCAGCCATTTATTCCGCAAGGCTTAATGACTTTGTCGGAGTTTTCTGCACAACCAGTCGACGACCTAGAAAATTTGGGAGACTATGCCCAAACCAACTAAAAAAGACCTAGCGCTTGCAAAGCAATTGGACGCATTGCAAAGACGTTACGAGGTTCGATACGAGAAGCAAATTTATACGGCTTTAAAAAAGCAAATGCAGCCGTATTTGGATGCTATTAAACAGGCGGACGCAAATATTAACCGCTTTGATTTAATAACTCCAGCGCCATTAGCTGACGTATTGGAAAACCTTTTTGTTGTAGCTGGAACGGCATACGCTGAGGCAATGTATAACGCAATCCAACCACCAACTAAAGCAACCAAAGAAGCTTTGCGAGCAGGCTGGAGAGACTTTATGCGTTTGTTTGCAGTCAGAAACTTGCCGCAAACCCTAATACAAATCAACGAAACAAGCCAAAAGATAATCCGCAACATTGTTTTAGGTGGATTAAATGAAGGTCTTGGCACGCTTGAAATTGCTAGAAACATTCAAGAGTCGGTAACCGTAATTTTTAGAAACAGAGCCAAGCTAATTGCACGAACAGAAATGGCAATAGCTACCAACAACGCAGCAATGCAGTCGGCAGCGACCTCAGATTTTATGTATGAAAAGAAATGGATTCCAGCGACAGACAACAGAACAAGACCTGACCACGCTGCAATGCTTAACAAACCTTGGATTCCATTTGAGCAAAACTTTATTGTAGGCGGTGACGAAATGAGACAACCAGCGGATGGAACGCAAGGCGCTGGCGCTGACCAAATATGTAATTGCCGATGCAAAGTTGTGTTTAGAATAATGCGAGACGTTGACGGCTTACCAATGAGAAAATGATTGCTTACGTTATTAACCTTGACCACCGCAAAGACAAATGGGTTGAATCCATGCAGGAATTAGCACCGCATTTTAACCTTGAAAGAGTAAGCGCAATTAAACACGAATGGGGATGGCTTGGATTGTGGCAAACATTTAAAAAAATATTTCAAGAATGCGAAAGCAATGTTTTAATTTTTGAGGACGACGCTACATACAGAGGCAATTATAGCGACCTAATTAATTGCATCAATGACTTGCCAACTGAATGGGATATGTTGATGCTTGGAGCCAATATAAAAGACATGAGGCTAGACAGAATAAGCAAGCGATTAGTTCGGACTTATGGCTCTTGGACAACCCATGGAATACTTTATTCTTATAGATTTGCAAAGGAGATGGCAGAATTAGATTTGGATATACCAATTGACGAATATTTTAGGACAATAGTCCATCCTAAGGGCAATTCATACATTTGCGCTCCTTTCCTTTCTTTTCAACGACCAAGTGAGAGTGACATTGAGGGAGGTTATAAAAATTATACAAGCTTATTTGAGGAAAGCGAAGCAAAAGCCTTTCATTTTATTTATCAATAATTTTATAGGTTTGCATTTTTTTTTAACCCTTTTATTTTTACAAAAAAAGAGACCATGATTTACAAGAATATAAGCCAAGGAATAATCGAAGACGTTGACGATGTAAAGGGAATCGTTACTGGTTACTTTTCAGCTTTTAACAACATTGATTCCGATGGGGACGTAATTGTTTCGGGTGCTTACAAGAAAAGTATTGCCGAGAATGGTCCAATGGGACGCAATCGAATCATGCACCTATTGCAGCATAATCCATTGATGCCATTGGCAAAGCCTATTGAGTTAATGGAGGATGCGAAAGGATTGCGATTTACCTCTAAAATTACAGAAACCAGCTACGGCAAGGACGTAATAAAGCTTTATTCTGAGGGCGTATTTAATGAGCATTCCGTAGGATTTGAAATTATCAAGGCGGACAATAAGGCTGGTTACAGAGAAATTAAAGAGATTAAACTTTGGGAGGGGTCAACTGTTACATGGGGAGCCAATCCAAATACACCAATTGAGTCAATGAAAAGCTGGGATAAACCAAAGAGCGAGGAGATGCTTGCTAAGTTTTGCAACATTTTACGAAACGGAGACGTTAGCGACGAGTCAATGATTCAGCTTGAAATTGGATTAAAACAAATTGAAAATCACCTAAAGGAATTGGAGTCAGTCCAAATCGTAGAATCCGTGGAAACACAATTCAAGAGCGAAGAGGACCCGACAATAGCAATGGCTTTGGAATTTGAATATTACCAAAAACTAAAAAAATTTATTTAAAACACAATGGACGCAATTAAATCACAATTGGATTCAGTACTTGCGAAATTGGAGTCAAACGAAGCTTTGATTTCAGACGTAAAGTCAATGAAAGAAGCTGGTGAGGAGTTCAGAAAGTCACTTTCTGCCGAAACCGCTAAGTTAAACGAGAAAGCTGATGCTCTTCAGGCTCAGCTTGATGGTGTAGATGCAAGAACTCAGGCAAGTTTCTCAAACGCTGCTAAAGGACATTCTTTCTCTAGCGAATTGGAGAAGGCTTTCTCTTCTGACGCATTTGGCAACTACAAGAGCGGAAACGCTAACAAAGTTAAGTTGGACCTTAACTTGAAAGAGGACATGACAATTGGAAACTCTTACACTGGAGAAGTTATTCCAGCAGACCGAGTTCCTGATTTGAAGTTTGACCCAAATAGACGAGTTCACGTTCGTCAATTGTTGCCAGTTGGTCAAACCTCTAGCAACCTTATCCGTTTTGTACGTGAAAGCGCTTACGACAACGCTGCTGCACCAACTGCACAAGGTTTGGCTAAGCCTCAGTCTGATTTCGATTTGACTGCGGTTGACCGTTCTGTTAGAACAATCCCAACTTTCATGCGATTGACAAAAGAAATGTTGGACGATACAACTGGATTGATTGCTTACCTTTCTAGCCGTGCGCCGAGCAAATTGTTGAACGTAGAAGATACTCAAATTCTTTACGGAAGTGGTGTTGGTCAAAACCTTCATGGCGTTGCAACTGATGGCTCTGCTTGGACAACTGTAAGATTTGGTACTCTAATCAACAGATTTGACGTTCTTGCTGCTGCGGTTGTTCAAACTACTAAGGACGAATACGCACCAAATGCAATCCTTATCAACCCAAGCGATTACTTGCAATTGGTATCTGTTAAGGAAACTGCTGGCGCTTACATCTTGCCTAGCTACGTTTCTATGACTGGCGGACAAATGTTTATCATGGGCGTTCCTGTTTATAGCATCAATGCCGTAACTGCTGGCGATTTCTTCGTTGGTGACTGGGCGCTTGGTTCCCAATTGTTCGTTCGTCAGGGCGTAACTCTTGAGTTCTTTGAGCAGGATGCTGACAACGTAACCAAAAACTTTGTAACTGTACGAGTTGAGGAAAGAATTGCATTTGCAGTTTACAACTCCAAGGCTTTGGTATTCGGTAGATTTGCTGCCGCTCTTGCTAACGGTTCCGCAGTATAAGTAAAATAGGTGTTTAGTTGATTAAGACCCCGACAAAAGCGTCGGGGTTTTTTTTATTTATCTAAAAATCAATACCTTTCACGAAATCAATAGAAAAAAGGTATGAATATAGTTTTTTTTGTACACGCATGGGCAGGAACGCACAACTCAGGAGCCGAGTGGACAGTCCAGCATTACGCCAAATATTTTCACGATAAAGGCTGCAACATTGAAGTTATTTTACCTGAAGGGCAAATTTATCCTGATGGCGAAAAGTTTAAATTTATAAAATTTATAACTGGCTATTATTCAAACGACTTTTTTCTTGCCTTACAAAATGCAAGCGTTGTATTTACCCATTTAGATAATACAGGCGTTGCGATTAATTGGTGCATGAGGTTTAAAAAGCAATTGATTTTTTTAAGTCACAACGACTCTGATTACAGAAATGTAAGGTTTAAGCAGCAAAACATTCACGTTGTTTACAACAATAAGGCAAACGAAAAGAATTTAGATAACGGTGCTTACCCAAATGCCTCTATTGTTTGCAAGCCTCCTATTTTTCCAGAGGACGTAAAGTACAACCGAAAGCATGGTCAATACATTACGCTAATTAACTGCAACGAAAACAAAGGAGGGCAAATTTTAATTGACCTTGCCAAGAGATTGCCAAAGTTTAAATTTCTTGGAGTGCTTGGAAGCTACGGCGAGCAAATCATGGACGACACTTTAAAAAATCTAAAGTACGTTGCGCAAACTCCTGACGTGCATTTAATTTACGGCAAAACAAACATTGTACTTGTGCCATCATCTTACGAGTCTTACGGACGTGTAGGCTTAGAGGCGGCTATTAATAGACTGCCAGTTATTTGCACGCCTACTGACGGACTAAAGGAATGCCTTGGTTCTGCTGGATTGTATTTTCAACGTGAAGACATCGACGGAATGGCTGCAAAGATTGAGGAGTTAATGACAGATGAAATACTTTATGACTTTCACCAAAACATTATGCGAAACCTTGCAGAGGAGCGGTTGAAATACCAAGACCAAGAGTTGGAAAGATTCTTTAATTTTATCGTTGACAAAGCAAAGAAACCATACGATGAGTGATTTATTATACACGCCTAGCAACCTTTCATTTACTGGCTATTCTGTCCAATTAGAGGACGAGATTCCAGCAATCGAGCCAATTAGTTTAACTGAGGCAAAAGAATACGCAAGGATTGACTCAACCTTTGAGGACACTTTAATAAGCAGCCTAATAAAGGTGGCTCGACTACATTGCGAGGCATTTATGGGCAAAGCAATTATTCGCAAGACAGTAACTGTTGAATCCTTTTCTTTTCCATACCAATGGCAGTTGCCTTACGGACCTTTGGTCTCGTCAACAGATGTTTCCAAGGTGGTGACTGTTGACCAAAATGGGGCAGAGACTGCTTTACAATACCAATTAAATGTAGGCTTGTTCCCAAAAATTGCAATTACTAGCGGTCCTCAATCGTTTAAATTTAAAATGGTTTATACTGCTGGCTTTACAACAGTTCCTGAAGACATAAAGCTTGCCGTTAAAATGATGGTAAACACGCTTTACGAACGCAGAGAAGACTTTAGCGACTTGCAAGCAATACCTTCTCCTTTGGGAGTAAAAGCATTGTTGATGCCTTATAAAACTTACAACTGGTTTGGTGCATGAGGACTAACAAAGAGGTTAAAGCTGGCGATTTACGGGAGCGCATACAATTCCTAAACCCAAATTTATTTGGTGACGGATTTGGCGGTTACTATTCCTCAATGGGCGTTAGTTATACTTGCTGGGCAAAGGTTACTAACGTAAATGGCGCACGCATAAATAGCGAGGACCAAATGGTTATTAAAAACCAATGGGAGATAATTATCCGAGATAATCCTTTGGTGACAATCACCAAATCAATGCATATACTTTACAACGGCAAAACGCTAATCATTGACTCTATTATTGACGTTTTGGAATATGACAGAATGATTAAGTTAATTGCTAAAGAGAGGGATTAATGGTAAGCATCAACTTTGACAAGAAAAGCCTTAACGCTTTTTATAAGTATTTAAAAGATTTAGAGGGAGACGTTGCTGACTTTGTACGTGCAGAGGTGGAGGATTCCATGCTTGCAATTGAGTCAGAGGCAGTTTCAGAGGTTAGAGTTCAATTTGGAGCGCTAAAGCAAAGCATTCAGTCAACTCCAATTAAAGTTACAAAAAACGAAGTGACTGGAGGCGTCGAGGTAGGAGCCTTTTATGCGCCTTATATTGAGTTTGGAACTGGTGGTGGTGTTTTAGTGCCAACGGAATTAAAAACTTTTGCAAAGCAATTTAAAGGCACAACTGGACGCAAAAGAAACTTTGATGCTGACCCATTCTTTTACCCAGCAGTTTTTAAGCAAAGAAGAGAATTGCCTAAAAGAATTGAGAAAACTTTAACTACATTATTGAAAAAGAAACAATGAGAAATATTAAAAAGTTTGTACGCAAGGCTTACTGGTCAGCTTTAAATGGCACGATAACCTACAAAGGTGCGCCAGTTCTTTGCTACGATACCTTTGCTCCTGACAATGCCAATTTTCCGTACATTCTTATTACAAATCAGACCCAAGAAGACGATAAAGACAACCAAGAATATAACTACATCACCACGATAACTTTGGACGTTGTAACGGCAGGAATTGCGCCTTACGGAAGATTTGATGCCGACACAATAGCTGACTCGATTTTGCAAATTGTTTGCCTATATCCTGAAAACTATTTAGCACTAGAAGTTGGCAAAATTGTAACAGCTAAACTTGTTCAGCAAACTAGCCTATCGAGCATTACCGACACAAATATTGTGCATCGGGAAATCATGACTATTGAAAATTGGATTGATGGGTAAGGTTAACGGCTCCGCTTTATTTGTTTCTGTTGGTTTAGCTAGAATTGCTAAGTCTACGGCTTACAATTTGTCTGCTGAAATGAGCCAGCTGGACAAGACAAGCAACGAGTCAGGATTTTTTGCAGACCATATTTCCAAGCTTGGGTCTTGGTCGTTATCAAGCGACTCACTTTTTATTCAAGAAGGTTATTCTTATGGCGACCTTTACACCGCTTATATTAATCGTGAGCGAGTTTATTTGTCAGCTGGGCAAGAGGATAATTTAACGTTTATTGGATTGGCAACGATTGAATCAATTAGCCAATCAGCACCAATGGAGCAAGCTGCAAGCATTTCAGTAAGTTTTAAAGGTGTTGGAGGACTTTATCCAACCATTTTACCAGCGGAAAGATTTATTGTTGACGAATTATTTGAGATTATTATTGACCAAGACGGCAACTTTTTGGTTTATACTTAAAATTTATTGTCTTGCATTTTTTATAAGTCCTTTTATTTTTAAAAAAAAAATCGAATTAACCTCATAAAAATATGGCTACTACTGGCAAATTTAACGGCACGCTTCTTAACGTTTACCTTGACAACGTTATGATTGGTTGCGCTACCTCCTCTGAACTATCTGTAAACGTTGACCTTGCAGATGCAACTTGCAAAGACGATGGCGGATGGGCGGACCATATCGCTGGTCTTCGTGATTGGTCTGTTTCTACTGACGGATTGGTTGCATTTGACGATACAAACAACATTGGCGACATTTATACGCTACTAAGCGGTCGTACTGTTGTGGCTCTTAAATTTACCACCAACGTAACTGGCGACCTTGTATTTTACGGAAACGCATCTGTTGCCTCTATCTCTGTAAGTGCAGAAATGGAAGCAGCAGTAACTTACTCCGTAGAATTTACTGGAAAAGGTCCTTTACTAAAGGCGACCGTAGTACCAGCATCAACTTAATTAGTATTATATTTCGCCTATGAATCACACAGGCAGAACAATAATTACAATTAATGGCAGCACCTATACCGTTAAATTTGGTATGGGTGCTTTGTTGCATTTTAGCGAAGGTCTTGGATATGATGTCCAAGAAACAATTGAGGCGCTAACAAAGACAGGCGTTGGTCAAATCAAGGCAATTGCAAAGTTTATTTATGCGGCTTTGTATGTCGATGCGCTTTACCACGACAAAGAATTTACTTTGGAACTTGTGGATATTATTGATTGGGTAGACACAAACCCAACAGACGAAATTGGAAAGGTGGTTGTCGTTATCATGCAAGGCATAAGTGCAATTACAAAAGTGGAGTATCCAAGTGGAGACGCTGGAGAGTCAAAAAAAAAATAACATTTAGAGACGTTTGCCATTACGCCATTGGGGAGTTAGGTATTGCACCTGACTCCTTTTATTTTATGTCGTTTGCCGAGTATCAATCAATTGCCTATGGTTATGCTATGCGACAAAGCAAAGAGGAGAATTTATTTAGAACGATTTGGGTGCAACTTAACAATGTAAACGTTACCAAGAAATCTGACCTAATTAGAAAGCCTGACAAGTACTGGAAAATTCCATTGTTAGATGCCAAGCCAGTTGTGATTCCGACTGAAGAAGAGAAGCAGAGAGCGTACCAAATTGGACTACAATGGCAAAACCTTAAATTTGAAGAAGAAGCCAATTTTGACACAGTAACCAAGACCATAAAATGAGCGCAAAATTAAATGTTGACATTGTCGCCCAGTTAAAAGAATTTAACAAGGCAATGGCTGACCTAAAGTCAGAGGTCAACTCAGTTAATTCGTCAATTGACAAATCAAATAAGCAAACGATTCAGTCAACAAAAAAAATGTCCTCAACCTTTTCCGAGGTTGGAGCAACATTGGCTGGTGTTTTTGCGGTTGACCAATTAATAAATTTTGGCAAAGCGATTCTTAATACTACTGTTGAGTTTCAAAAGATGGAGGCGGTACTTACTACCGCTTTAGGTAGTAACTCAGCTGCAAAAGCAGCAATGGACCAAATTGTTGACTTTGCTGCAAAAACTCCTTTTCAAGTAAATGAATTAACAGATTCATTTGTAAAATTAGCCAACAGAGGATTTGTTCCAACGATGGAGCAAATGCGTAAAATGGGTGACTTAGCCTCCTCAGTTGGTAAATCTTTTGACCAATTAACAGAGGCAATACTTGACGCACAAACAGGAGAGTTTGAAAGATTAAAAGAGTTTGGAGTAAAGGCTTCCGCTCAAGGTGATGTTGTGCAATTTACCTTTAAAGGAATAACTACTGAGGTTCAAAAGTCTGACAAGGCAATCCAAGAATATATTTTGAGCCTTGGAAACCTTGAAGGTGTTTCGGGTTCAATGGAGGCTATTGCGGCAACTACTGGCGGTGCAATTTCTAACCTAGAGGATAACATTACCCAACTATTTAAAAACATTGGTGACTCATCTAGCGGCTTTATTAACTGGTTTGTAAAAGACCTTAACAACGTGATTTCTTCCCTTAGAAATTTGGGAGAAATTATTGAGTTAATGAATCCATTTAAAACTATTGCAGAATCCAGCGACGAAGCAAGAACGTATTTATTAAAAGTAAACGATTCAACCGACGATTTAACAAGAACTGTTAAGGATGCGGCTGCTGAGTTCGATAGTCTTAGTCTTTCTACTTTAATAAGTGGAGAAAGCCAAACCAAATTCCTTAACGAAATGATTCGTTTGGGTCATACGCTTGAGGATTCAAAGGCGCTTTATCAAACGTATGTAAAAATAAGAAAGGAGCAAGCAGCTTCAGAGGATTTGCTTGCAACTGCAACGGCAACAACAACACAACAAACTAAAATAAACACCGCTGAGGTTGAAAAACAAGCTAAAGCAAGGCAAAAGGCTCACGAGGAAAGAATTAAGCAACTACGCAAAGAAGCTGAAGAGTTTATTAAAACTCAAAATGCAACGCTTAAAAATGTAGGTCAAAGAAATGCATTTAGCGGTGAGCCTACTGATGTAACTAAGCAAATGAGTCCTGAACGCTTGCAAATGGTTCAAAGCGCATCAGCAAGCATTCTGGCAATGAATAAGCAGATTGCTTTGACAATGCCAAGCATTGTAATTCCTGAGGATGCCATAACACGTTTAAACGCAGCAGCAGAGGCTCAAAAACTAATGGCTTACGAAACTCAATTGGTTGCTCAAAACATGAATGCAGCTTTATTTGTTGGCGATATGTTTGGGCAAACCTTATCAACTTTAGCCGAGACTGGTAAAATATCTTTTCAAGGCATTTTCGATGCGCTAAAACAAATGGTAATAAGATTTGCGGCAGCAATTGCGGCGGCTATAACTCTAAATATTTTAACAGGCGGTGCAGTTATGGCAGCTGGTAAATCAGCTGGAGCAAAAAGCGGTTTTGGTGCTTTGTTAAAAGGCGGTAAATCAATGGGCATTGGCGGACTTACTCCTTTTGCAAACGGAGGCATTGTTTCAGGACCAACTCCAGCGCTAGTTGGTGAATACACAGGCGCACGCACAAATCCCGAAGTAATTGCACCTTTAAGCAAATTGCAAAATATGATGGGCGGAAATGTTACCTTTAGCATTAGCGGTGACAACCTAGTTGGCACATTAAACAGAGCAAACAAAACAAGACAACGCAAATTCTAATGGCATACGGCTTAAAATATACCATTCCATTTAGGGACATTGACAACAACGCAAACCTTGTAAGCATTTATCAAGATGGTTTTGTTGGCTCATCAACCGAGTTGATTGCTACGGACTTTCCAGCAGTACACAAATACGAGCGAGAGGATAATGAGGATATAATTTCGCCGATTATGTCAAGCACCTTAACAATTAGCTTTTACTCAACTGAAACAACAGATTTTAGGAATTTCTTTAGCTATTCAGATAGGGAGTTTTTAGTTGTTCACGAGTTTGCTGGAAATGTTGTATTTAAAGGCTACTTGTTAAACGACATTACAGGCGAGCCATTCCAAGACCCTCCTTACCCAGTCGTTATTACCGCAACCGATGGACTTGCACAACTTAAAGAGGTTGCTTTGGAGGGACCATCTGTCGACACTGATTTAGGCGATTTGTTTTTGGAGCAGTTAAATAGGCTTAACCTAGAACTTAATTTAGAGGTGTCTAACGACCTTTACGAGGGGTTGGTAATGGACAACACAAAAAGTATTTTTGACCAAGCAGAAGGCGAGAATTTGCTTGTACAAGAGGGGACCTTTACTGAACTAGGTTTAAACGCTTACGATTTCTTATTGGAAATTTGCCGAACTTTTGGTTGGGTGCTATTTCAGCGAAATAACAGATGGAGAGTACAAAGACCAATTGGAAGGAATATAAATACCACAATTCTTTATGTGCATAGCTACTCAACTGGAGCCGTTATAAGTAGTTCAACCGAAACAAGTTCATTGGATGTTATTGGTGACCAAACAGGCGGTGGCACAACTTGGATTCCAGTTGGTGGCGACCAGCTTTTGCAATACCAAAGACCTATTAAAAAGCTAACGATTACCCAAGGCGATTTGGGACAATCTATAATTGCGAATGGAGAACAATTTAACGAGGCAAGCTGGTTTTTGGAGGGACCTTACAAGCCTTTTGATTGGGAAATAACACCTGACCCCGACACCCCAGTAATACAGATTTTTCCAAATAATATTCCGTCACAAACTGGATATAATGACGAAGAAGGAGTTAGCTGGGACATTCGATTTATGGCAAATGGGGAGGAGACAGACCAGCCAATTACATCAAAGCCAGTATTCTTGGACTTTGCTGGTTTAAGCCTTGAGTTAGAGGTTGATATTAATTACTCTACTTTAGCAAGTGGTTTGGCAATTGCCGTTAAGCACGTAGATTCCAGCGCAACCACAAGGTATTTAGGGACAACCATTGTTGGCAGTTTTTCATTGCTAGACTGGAGCGAAACTTATAATACATTTGTTTTTTATTCAACTAAAGATGATGATACACGTAAGTTCAAACTTACAAGCTTTGTATTGCCAACGGCTGGCTTTTTGTCAATCGAATTAAAATACTTTGGCGAGACTGGCAGCGCAGTAGTTACAAGCGCAAAAATATTGTCAACTTTTGAAGGTAAAAGAAATCCAACAGAGGTAAAAAAGATTTACGAAACTGCTAGGGCATACACAAGTTTACGAGACGACACTTTAAGGTTTAGCGACCTTTGTATTACTGCATCAAAGAATTGGCTTAAAATTGGCGATTTACCAGCCATTGTGTTTGTTGAAAAGTCTTTGGCATCAACTCCAAATATTATTCAAGTGCCAAGCGGCGCAGTAACTCAAGTAAACCGATTGACAGACACTTTAGGAAGCAATACTTTAAGTTTCTCAGGCGGTACAGTTACAGGAGGTTATCAGCGTCAATTTGTGGCGTCAAGTGGCTTTACAATTGATTCTGTTTTTATTTTGGTAAGCAGCTTATCGGGCAATCCTCCACCTCCAAGCGCTGAACTAAATGTTACTGTTACAACAATTTCTAGCACTCAAAGAAATGTAACGATTACGCTTGATGATTATGATTATACAGGCGAGGCAAATGTGCAAATTCAAGTCTTTTTAAAAGATGCGAACGGCAACAATTACCAAACGTCAACTTTCCTTTTTCAAATCAATGCAAACGGGTCGATAACCTACACTCAAACAAATCTTTCGTTTGAAAACCAAGCGCTTTTGGGAGGTTATTCACCTACTTTGCGAGACTGCTATGCTAGAAATGTGTTAAGCATTTACAACGCTTTAAGTTACCGATTAGAGGGGTCATTTAGACGCAAAGGGACTGCTTCAGCGTTTGGCTTTTTGACTGCTAGCCTAAATTATACAGGCTACACAACTGTCCGATTGCAAGTAATTGGTTGGGAGTATGACTTGGCAAGTCGAGTTGCAAGAATTACCTTTGGGCAAGTACCTACTGCATACGTTTATCCAATTTCATAATGGCAAATAGAAGGTTCATAGATTTCCCAATTGCGTCAACCGTTGGCGATAATGACATTGTATTAATTTGGCAAAACGGACTAAACAAACAGACCACAAAGGCAACGTTTTTAAGCGGTTTACCTGAAAATTTAGATGAATTAAACGACGTAGCAATTAGCAGTTTAACTAACGGGCAAATATTGCGTTACGATTCGGTTAGTGGCAAATGGGAAAACACCGACCAAGGCAACTTGGACCTTAACGATTTAAATGACGTTTCGATTGTTTCGCCTAGCAATGGTCAAGTTTTAGTTTACAATTCGACTACAAGTAAATGGGAAAACTCAAGCGGTGGTTTTGTTCCTTATATTGGAGCCGTTACTACTGTTGATTTAGGGGCGCAAGGATTACGTGCTGGGTATATTCGTTTTGACACGTCAGTTGTTAGCGTTCCCGATGAGCAAGGATTAGTTTATTGGGACTCATCAAGAAGCACGGCTGCGCTCATAATGAATGGCGTTTTACAACACATTGGGCAAGACACTTTTTTTTATGTCAAAAACTCAACTGGCTCAAGCATTCCAAAAGGCACCTCTGTAAGATTTGACGGAACAGACGGCGCAAGCGGTCATTTAAAAATTGCTCCATTCTTGGCAAACGGAACTTACCCTAGCAACTACTTTATGGGAGTTACTGCGGAGACAATTGCCAATGGGGCATTTGGTCAAGTAATGCACTTTGGCGAATTAGATGGTATTAATACGAGCAGTTATACTGCTGGCGCTTTGCTTTACGCAAGTACAACTGTTGCTGGAGGTTTTCAAACAACGGCTCCAGTTGCCCCTAATAACATCGTCCTTATTGCTGCTGCAATTAACTCAAAAAATAACGGTACTATTTTAGTTCGTACAACTTATGGCTCTAATATAAACACGGACGAAGGGGTTAAAATTACAACGCCAACAACTGGTCAATTATTGCAGCTGCAAGCTGGCGGATTATGGGAAAACAAGACCAAAGCGCAAGTTTTAGGTGGCACATCTTCGCAGTTTGTTAAGGGCGATGGTAGCTTGGATTCGACAATCTATGTTAGCGGGTCAGGCACAAGCGGACAAATAGCCTACTTTAACGGAACAAGTAGCATAACAGGAGAGTCCAGTTTATTTTGGGATGCTACAAACGACAGACTTGGAATTGGTACGGCAAGTCCAGTTTATAATCTTGATTTATTAGCCTCATCATCTGCAAATTCTGACATATTTAGAGCAGGTATGACAGGCGTTAGTAATGGCTTTACTGTGCAAAGAGTTTCAAGCAGTTTCACATATACTTTTTTAAATGGACACTTATTAATTGGAAATTCTGCAAATAGTGGTCAGCAGCTACAAGTAACAGGTACGGCTAAAATCACAGATATCTTGACAATTGGTACTACCGATAATAGCTTTATATACGAGTCAGGTGGAAGTCTAATTTTACAAACAGGAGCGTCAGCAGATTTAGTTATTCCATCATCAGGAGCATCAACTTTTAATTCTGGATTAAATATCGTTGGTGATTTAACTTTATCATCAGCCAATCCTTTTCTTTACGGAGGTACTGCTGCTGGTAGTCTAGGATTATCTAATATTGGTGGTCAAAGTTACATTAGGGTATTTGGTGCAAGTCATTCTACTACTCCAAATGTTACACAATTTGTAAATGCAGGAAGTACATCATTAACCATAGCCTCCACAGGAGCAGCTACATTCTCAGGCTCCGTTTCTACTCCACATAGTACCAAAACGGCTAACTATACATTAACTGAAACGGACTACACTGTTGGATTTGATTGTGCGAGCAACAGAACTGCTACGCTTCCAGATGCAACAACTTGTGCAGGTCGCATATATGTTATTTACCAATACAACACAGGGTCAGGCGCAAGGTCGGTAACTTTGGATGGCAATGGCTCTCAAACAATAAATGGAGTTACAACTTATTCCTTGTCTCCTTTTTGCGAATACTCATCTGTAATGATTCAATCAAACGGAGCAAATTGGATTATTATTTCAAGCAACTTTACAACTGATTGTCTTTAAAAATTAAACTTTAAACAAATAAAAACCATGAAAAAAATTCAAGCAGTAACAATTTGGAAAAATGGCGAAAGCCAAGAGGCGAATCTATTGAACGCATTTATCATCAATGACAATCTTCAGTCATCTTGCTCCTTTTACTATTCGCTAAATGCAAGCGGAGAGGGGACAGAGGAGATGCCTTTAGTTGTGGGCGCTATTTTAGCAGATGGCAACCTAACAATGGATGGAGAAACCTACCTTGGATGGGATGGCTCTAACGACTATGCCTTTAGCTACATCGCTGAGAAATTGAATCTAATAATCGTAGGTTAATTCTTATCTTTACGCTATGGCAAACATCGGCAATCAATCCATAGGTAACCTTAACCTATTCGTCAAACAAGGGAATACGCAAACATTTAGGCTTGCATTTAACAATGTGCTTCCAAACGGAACAAAAGAGCCTATTGACTTGGAGCAATACACAGACATTAAGATGGATGTAAAGAGCCAAATTGATGTTAATGCAGTTCCTTTTATCAGTTGGACAGTTGGTGACGGATTAACCATTGAAGGAGATGACGATAATGTTTTAGCGTTTACATTTAGTGACGAGTTTTTGGAGTCGCAAGGCTACCAATGGGATTACGACATCTTATTTACTGATGCCGATGGAAATACAACGCTTGTAGGTGGAATTATCAATGTTAGACGAGTAGTAACAAAATGAGACAGATAGAGGTAATTAATCAGGAGACCATCATCGATGTTACTGCTGAAACGTCAAACGTAGAAATCCTAGTAAGAGACTACGACTCAGAATTAGTTGAAAGGTTTGCTTTAGAGGCTCAAGAAGCTGCCATTGACGCTGAGGAATCAGCTGACATCGCAACTGCTCAGGCTTCTATTGCAACCGCTCAAGCGACTATTGCAACAACTCAAGCAGGTATTGCCACCACGCAAGCAGGTATTGCTACTACTCAAGCTGGCATTGCTACTACCAAAGCTAACGAGGCAAGTGCTTCGGCTGCTAGTGCCTTGGCTAGTGAGCAGGCTGCGGATGCGGACAGAATCGCTGCACAAGCTGCTGCAAGTACTGCGACAACACAAGCGGGGATTGCAACTACACAGGCAGGCATAGCGACTACTAAGGCAGGAGAGGCTTCGGCTAGTGCTGCTGCTGCTTTGGCTTCTGAGACTGATGCTGAGACTGCTGCTAGTACGGCTACGACTCAGGCTGGCATTGCTACTACGCAGGCAGGAATCGCAACAACACAGGCTGGAATAGCCACTACTCAGGCGGGTAATGCTTTGACAAGTGCAAACAACGCTGCTGCTTCGGCTGCTGCTGCTGCACAGGTTGGAACATCTACTCCTTTAACTGGATTTAGCACAGGTGCGAATAGCACTATACTTGCTACTGACACAATCTTGCAGGGCTTTAACAAGACGCAAGGACAGATTAACGCTAGGGTATCAGGGACAGGAACATCAGGTCAAGTAGCGTTTTGGAGTGGTACGGGTACGCAGACAGGAGATAACGGCTTTTTTAGACAAAGTGCGACGGGAAGTATTGGTATAGGTACAAACACACCTAGAAAGTCAACTTTTTTTAATACAACTTTAACTATTGAATCAACTGGCATTACAGGTACTGAATTAGTCGGCACACAGACTGGTTTAACAGGCACTGTTTCTGCTATTACATTTATAAATAATTCAAGTACTGATACAACATTCCAAAAAAGACTTGCTCAAATAACTGTTGTAAATAGCGGTTCGGTTAATAGCGGAGATTTATCTCTAGGTGTATTTGACGCAGGTACTTTTAGACAACCTATTTTTATTAAGGCAAACGGCAACGTTCTCATCAACACCACCACCGACGCAGGCTTTCGCTTAGATGTCAACGGCACTGCAAGGGTCAGTGGTGATTTTAAACTTGGTGATGGTAGTCAAAGAAATATAATAGGTCCTTTAAATAATAGTTTAGGTATATATTCTTCTCCAAATAGTACAACAGAAGGAATATTATTTTCAACAGATGATGGTGCAACTGTTGAAATGTTTTTGCAAGATGGTGGAAATTTAGGAATTGGAACTATTACCCCAACTTTTAAGCTAGATGTTAACGGAACGGCTAGGGTGCAGGGGGTGCTTACAGCTACTGCTGATGCGGTGGTGAATGGGGTGAATATCGGAGTTGGTGGAGGTGCAATTGGGTCTAATACAAGAGTAGGTTTAAATGCTTTAAACGGAAATACCACAGGTGCAAGTAATACAGCTATTGGATGGCGGTCATTACAAACTAATTCCACAGGAGCTTCAAATGTCGCAATAGGAACTCAGTCTCTACAAAATAGTACAACAGCATCTCAAAACACAGCTATTGGCACTGGTTCACTACAAGAAACTACAATAGGTGGTAGCAACACGGCAATTGGTAATTTATCATTACTTAATAATACAACAGGAGGAAACAATTCTGCTATTGGAAATATTGCAGGTCGCTTTATTGCAGATGGCACAACTAATTTAACAATTGCAAACAACTCTGTTTTTATAGGGGCGCAAACTAGAGCGGCAGCAGACAATCAAACCAATCAAATTGTAATAGGATTTCTAGCCATAGGTCTTGGCAGCAACACCACAGTAATCGGCAATTCCTCTACTACCTTCGGGCGGTGGTTTGGAAACCTACTTGTAGGCTCATCAACCAACTCAGGTCAGATGTTGCAAGTTACAGGCACATCCTTGCTAAACGGCTTATCAACTATCCAAGGGACTACTGCTTCCGACTCAGGGCAACTAGGTACTGAACTGCTAACCACAGGCACAGGAGATGCATCTTGGACAGGAACATCATTTGCGACAGGCTACACCCATGTCGCAGGGTCTACCACTACATTGACAAGCACACTTGCAGGGGTGGTGAATACCTTCTATCAGATTACCTATACAGTAACAGGCAGAACGGCAGGCTCGTTTGTCATCGACTTTGGAGGCCTTACATCTTCTGCATTAACTGCGACAGGGGCAGTAGGTCCAAGAGCAACCACAACAGGAACGCTAGTAATAACTCCTACTTCTGACTTTAACGGAACGATTGTTTTGTCGATTCGAGTTATTACTCCTTCGAGTGCATCAGTTACATTTAACAATAGTGCAGGAAGCGCAACTAATCATATTAGAATTAGTAACTCTCTGACAAATACTATTATTGGTAGAGATTCAGGTCAAAGAAATACCACAGGTACAAACAACTCTTTTTATGGTCAAGCGGCAGGTGACTCAAACACAACAGGAGTAGGTAACTCTTTTTTTGGTAGAGTTTCAGGATTAAGTAATACAACAGGAGCAGGAAACTCTTTCTTTGGAAATGGTTCTGGACAATCAAATACAACGGCAGGAAATAATTCTTTCTTTGGACAAAGTTCTGGACAATTAAATACAATAGGTAGTTCTAATTCATTCTTTGGAAGTAATTCAGGTGCAGCAAACACAACAGGGGCTAGTAATTCTTTCTTTGGAGTAAACGCTGGATTTTCTAATACAACGGCAAGTTCAAACTCTTTCTTTGGTGAAAATGCAGGATTGGCTAACACAACAGGTGCTAACAATATAGCGTTTGGTCGTAACTCAGGCAGATACGCAGGGGCAGGTACAACTGCAATGACATCTGTTAACAACTCAATTTACTTAGGTTTCCAAACTAGAGGTCTGAACGCAACAGGCTCAACAAACGAAGTAGTTATCGGCTACGATGTGGTAGGCTTAGGCTCAAACACAACTGTGCTAGGTAACTCGTCTACAACTCACGGCAGATGGTACGGCTCACTATTGCTAGGAACAACTACAAACGCAGCTAGTTCAATCCTAACGATGGAGTCAACTACTCAAGGGTTCTTGCCTCCACGGATGACAACAACGCAAAAGAATGCGATTGCTTCCCCAGCGACAGGACTTGTTGTTTACGACAATACATTGAACAAATTATCAGTTTTTACAGGACTAGTTTGGGAAACGGTGACATCTCTTTAAAATTAATCTTATAAATTGCGGAAAAATTAAACACTATGAACGTAAATCTAGCAATCGCCCTGACTGACATCGAGGGCAACAAGATTCAAAACGAGAAAGGCGAAGAAATGCTACTTTCTAAAATGGTAGGCAACGCATTGTTTGCTGCTGAAGAAAAGGAAGACCCAATCAGACTTTACGAGTTGGCGAAGAAAGTCTACTACTCCGAAGGCGAGATTGACTTAAGCAAATCCGATGCTGAACTAATCAAGGACAAGGTCAAGTCTAAAGGCTTCACTGTGCTTGTTTTAGGACCTCTCTACGAGGCTTTAAAGTAAAAGTAATGGTAAACCACCACCGACGATTTAAAGCGCTAGAAATAGCGCTTTTTTATTTGCTTTAAAATGCCTTATTTTTGATAAACAAAAAGCAATTAGCAAATGAATATCTTGCAGAAAGATGAAATAGGCATACCTTCTACTCTGGTCGCAATTATGGCTAACGTCTTCCAAGCAATCGGACTAGAATTTATTAACGTGGTGTTTACTCTCACCATTTCGATTCTTTCGATTGTATACCTTATCTACAAGATTAAAAACGAGAAAGCAGTTTACGAAAAAAGAAAAGATGAAGAAGGGAAGTAACGCTAATAGCAAGCCATCTGCATTTGGAAAGAAGCGAGAAGGCAAAGCAAAGAATCTAAATACAC